TGCACGATTCTCATTTATGTACTCTTTATTATATCTATTAACTTCTTTATTAAGTATCTCCATAGGATACATACGACCATTACGATTCTTAATATCTGCCTGCATGAATATACCTTTTATCTTGTAGTTTTTCTTACCAGACTTTTCATCTTGTTCAATTAGATAATCGGTATCATGTTCTATATGTTCTGATATTAATTTTAATGTGTATCCCATAATTGTTCCTAAATTGTGTTAATGTGTGTAACTTCTTCTACACGAATTACTGCATCACTACCAGATGTTTCATTTATTGCAGATAAAGTAAAGTTTGTTTCTGCTCTATCGTATACTATTCCACCAAGGCCTGTATGTTCTACTCCACTTTCAAACAATACTCTACTACCAGCATCTGAACCAGAGCTATCTGTTCCATTTAACTGCATTTCACCTGGGCCGTTTTGTGGTTTTGTATCTGGAGTTATAAGTGTGGAAGAATTTGCTTTTAATGTAATACCATTTGTTGCAGTTGCAGCTGTTCCACCCTCTGTTACCTTTACAGAAACATCATTGCCACCTACTTCTGTGACTCTTAAAGCACTATTCGGACTAATCACCCCAACAGTCAATGAGTGAGCTGCATCATCTCCAAGTGAATTAATTATTCCTATATGTCTTATTACTCTAAATGCCATTATTTAACTCCTTAGAATGCTAACATTTCTTTTTCAAAATATCCCATAAGTTCCTTTTCTGACACCTTATATTTTTTAGATACTTGATTAATAGTTTTTTCAAAAGTATTTAGGAAATCTGAAGGTTTAGTATCCATTTTATTAAAAATATCATCAACAGCGTCTTTCATCTTCGGAGAAAGTTTTTTATACTGTTTAGATTTCTTATGTTCATCTTTCTCTGGGAGAGATGTATACAATGAATTAAACTGTTTCATTTTCCTCTACTTCTGGTATGTGGTTCTTTACAAAAGTTCCAGCAACCTCTTTTCTTTTTGTTTCTAGTGTTTGTGCAACCCTATCAGTCATTGCACTTTTAAATGCATCTTCAGCACCTAAGTTATTACCTTTTTGTAATTCATTTACGAAATTTTCTGCACTCATTATTTTTCTCCATTATCTTCTGGTGGTGTATTACCATCATATTTATCTAGGTCATCTGCTGGTATCGGAGCACCATCCATAGATGGGAATCTTGTAATACCATCAGTATTTTGTGGTATATCAACTCCACCCTCATCTGGGTCAAGACCAGCTTCTTTGTTAATTTGTTTCTGCATATTTTCAACTTCTGCATCAGTAAAGTTAAGTACATTTTTCTGTACCCATTCTTTACTAAAGAAAGTTCCAATATAACTTTCAATATTACCTAGTGCATTGATTCTATCCTCAAGTAATTCTGCTTTCTTGAGTTCTGCAAAATGTCCATCTTGTAAGAAGTCATACTGAATATGTTGACTAATTTTCTTCCAATCTTCTACAGTAATCACACCTTTAAGAATAAGTTGTGTTTTTAACATATCAGTAAATAGAGGTGTAAATCTTTTACGCAGTCTTTGTACAAACTTTGTAAATTTTAATTCATCTCTTGTAATCTCTGTAGAACGACCAAGACTAAAACCAGCTTCTGCTTCTAATCGTGAAATCGGTACGTTCAAAGAACGATATAGTTTTTTCTTGAAGTATTCTATGTCATCTATCTCACCAAGATTAGAACCGCCGGGCAAAGTAGTAATCTCTGTACCACGACCACCCTCTCGTCTAGGCAACCAAAAATCTTCTAACATTGACATATGATTTCTGTCATCTCTGATTTCACCAGTAGATGCATCATAGACCAGTTTGTTTCTGTATCTATTCATAACATCTTTAAGATACTGTTCTGCTTTGACCTTAGGCAAGTTACCTACATCAATATAGAATATTCTACGTTCTGGAGCTCTTGATATTCTGTAAATAACTAACGCATCTTCAATCATGCGTAATTGATTTACTGGTTTAATTGCTTTGTGTAGGTAAGATAATACATGACCTCTATTCTGGTCAATTAATCCACTTGGACAATAAGTGATAGAATCTGGAGATATCTTAATACCCTCAGCAGTACCACCTTGTAAACCTTTATCATTGTAAAGAAAATACTCACTTACAGCCTGAATAAGTTCTATACTTGAGCCAGGTTTGTTTTGTTTCTTTACTTCTTTTACTTTACGAATTTTCTTAGGGTCAATGTATCTAAGTTCTTGAATACCCTTTCTTGGATTTTTCTTATCAATAACTTTATGATAATACATTCTTCCATCAACATACCAACGTCTGAATATATCGTGTCCTTTTTGGTCAAAGTTTAAAAGTTCTAGAACACTATCAAACTCTTCTCTGATTTTGTCTTTGATTTTTTTAGGAAGTAAAAGTCTGTCAAGTTCTATTGCGACTGCTTGGTCTTTTTCGTTTGACACAATACCTTCATTTATGATATCCTCAATAGCAGAATCACATTCTGGTTGTTGTGCAATATCACGATACCTACGAACCAAATCTATTTCAGAGCGTTCACGCCCATCTTGATCTAATAGTTGTCCGTAAAAACCACCAGCAACTGCTTCCAGAGTTCCATCTTCTGAACTTGGTTCAGTAAATTTTTCTTTGGAAGCAGAGTCTTTAATTCTTTCAAATTTGAAACCAAAAAGTTCAGCCATAATATCTCCTACTATTGTCTTCTATTTAGTAGGTTAGAAACTAACGCCTGAAGGCTCAAAGTGTTGATATCTCCAAGTAATAGGAAATGTTTCAATTTCAGTTGCTTCAGCAGAACTTAAATCAATCTGACCTATTGTAAGAGGAAATGCATTTCTAAAGATATAACTCTTTAAAACTGTATCATCTCTATCCAACTGTTCAACAGTTAAGTCTGTTTGATAATCAGATGGAGAAATAACTCCAGTATTATCAACATAACTATTGATACCATTTTGCCACAATTCCATTGCGTTTCTTATCATAAAGTCGGTGTCATTATATACTGTTACTTCCCATGGCTCTGGAGCTGGTCTATCACCAGTAATATAAATGTTTCTACCTCTAAATGGTACTGGCATCTCTGTTAAATTAGATGCAGGCAAGTTTGTTGCTGTTACAAGGAATGAGGTTCTACGAACATCTAGTCCGATTGCAATTCCAGAAGGTGGTGTTAATGTTACTCTGAACTGGTTAGCACGAGCACCACCACCGATTAGATTTGCTTTAAAGTCATCTATGTTTCCCATGATTAACCTCCTACTTCTGTAAAGCTTACCCCAGTTCTTACTGCGATAAAGTTTAGAGTTATAAAGTTAATAGACCTTGCTGGTTTAATAAAGATATCTGCGATAAATTCGTTTCTATCAATGACTTCTCCAGTATTATTTGTTCCATCTGCAACAACAGAGAAATCTGTAATACCTCGTCTACCTTGTATATCCCTCAAGAAAGGTTCTACTAAGTTTCTAAATTGTGCCCTTGTAAACTCATCATTGAACTCAAAGAGTTGAAACTTGGCTGCAGTCGCAATTGCTTTTTCTAGAAGTAAGAATAATCGTCTTACGTTAATCCTATCAAATGCACTTGGTTTTGTTAATGCAGTCTTATCTCCAAAGAGTACAACTCCTTGGCCTGGAAAGTTAACAACTGGGTTTACTCTTGCTTTGTATAGTTGATCTCTTTCTGCCTTTGTAGGGTTGTAAGATAACTTAACTGCACCTCTAACATTTCCTCTGTTAAATCCAGCAGGAGAAAAGAAACTATCTGCAACTTGGTCTGTAAATGCACAAAGTCCAGCAGTATCTCCGTTCAATGGAACAAATCTATATACATCAGAATACTTATCGTACATATATTTGTAACCACTATCAAAAACCATGTATGATGAACTTGGACAAGTATTGAAACCATCAATAACATTTGCAGTTGCATCTATTGATTGAGCAACACCAACTGTAGCAGCACGATATGGAGAAACAAATCCCACACAATCTCTACGAGTTTCACACATTGCAGTAATCATTGTTACATGAGTATCCATTCCAGCTTCTGTATCTGCAACAATACTTGATGAACCACCAAGAATTAAATTGACATCTAATGATTCAGTATCTTCTAACTTATCATATGCAAGTTCAATCTCACCAGCAGTTGTTGAGTAGTCATCAGTTCCACCAGTTAATGTAGAAACGTCAACACCAGATACTAATGTGTAGTCTGTACCAGATG